CAGAATGTCATACTTCTCATCTGGAACATCAATATAGTGGTCTTCAAAAAGATTCTTCAGTCCACTAATAAAGTCTTCTGCAATCTCACCTTTGAGTCCTCGCTCAATAGCAAGTTCGTTTTCAGACATCCATTGCTCAACGACATAATTCAAGTAGTCATCTACTTTTTCGACCAAATCAGTCATTGTCTGCTCGGCCATGTCAGTGATAATTTTGTCGTTTTCTTCTTGCATTTTTTCAAGTTCTGCACGAACTTTAGTCTTTACTGCACTCTCAAAGATTGTGGCAGCTTTCGACTTGAATTCTTCGGAAATTTCTTCCCCTTCAACCAATGCGTTTACATCATCAGAAACATCTAATGATTCGATGGCTTGGTCAATGGATTCTTTCTTCATCTTTTTATTATGATAAGCTTCCATTTCCTCTTCATCATCTTCGTCTTCGTCTTCCTCTTCATCCTCTTCTTTTACCAAGAGAGTATTGGAGTACAACTTAGCAAGGTCTTCTTTTTTCAGACCCTTCATGTGTTTTACAAGTCCATCAACCATTTCTGATTTCAGTCTTGGAAGTGACTCTTCGAGTTCTTCTGTCTCTTCTTCGACTTCGGTTTCTTCTTTGTAAGCAACTCCGGCAGCAGGTTGTTTTGCTTGTTTAACGCCAGACTTGTCTTTTTGTTGGTTTTCGGGTGTGGTTACTGGAGCAACTACTCCACCCTTACCCTTAACGGATTTGTGAGCGGGAGTTTCTTCCTCTAGTGTATCCTCAACCACTTCTTCCATTTCTTTATTGAGATTTTCAGACATTTTAAGTCTCCTTAGAGTATTGTTAATTATATTTATAAAATTAGAGTTTTGAAAGGAATGCTTCAAAAGCTTCTGCCTGTTTATTTGCGGAAGCAAGTCTATGAATCTTTGCGACTTCGGATTCTTTCAGAATACCATTGTCCCAAATCCATTCCTTACCTTCCATAATTCCTTCCACAAACGCCTGTGGTGCTGAAGGGTCTGCAACAATATCAGCTGCAGTTGCAAGGTAAAAGTCATCTTTTACGTAATTTGCATTTCCCTTTTTTTCAAGTGTTCCCATTCCTCTACTAGAGACTCCAAGTTTTGCACCAGAATTTAGAAGTTCTTTGACAATCTTACCATTAGGTGTGTCAAGAATCTTCGCCTTCCCGATGATATTATTACCTTCGGGTACAAGTTCCTCAATCATATGAGAAACCCTGTCCAGATTAACAGTAGGGCCATCTGGATGACCAAGTTCTCCAAAAGCACGATTTTTGGATACTAATTCTTTATTATATCTTGTCACTTCTTTCTGAAGAACGCCAAGGGGATATACTCTACCATTACGATTTTTGGTTTCTGCTTGCATGAAAACACCTTGTATTTTCATGTCTTTCCCTTTACCTTCTATAAGAATTTCATAATCATCATAAGTTTCCGTAATTAATTTCATAATTCCCCTTAATATGACTTTTTGACTATAAGTGTAACTACACTATCAGTAAAACTAGCAACAGTAACACCAATATCAGCAGTAGATGTTCCTCTAAGTACAAGTCCAGATGATCTATAGTTTACATGACCAACCAGATTTGAGGTAGATGACCCAGCTGCAATCTTCCATACATCTGTACCACCTCTATCAATTGCTATTGATGCACCAGCTTTGAGGTTGTAAAAAATTTCTACAATATCTGCATTTACAACTGTTGCTTCAGCTGCGTTTTTTAATTCTGCAAGAGTTATTTCACCATCTGTAGAATCTACGTGAATAACAGAGGTTCCTATTTTATTAATAATTTGATTGGCCATAGTTTACCTTAAATTGTGAGCATTTCTTTGTCAAAATAACTCATAATATCTTTTTCTTTCACCCCATGTTTTTTAGCGATTTTGGATACAGTTTTGTCAAAGGTACTTAAAAAATCGCTCGGACTTGATTCCATTGATGTGAAAACCTCATCAACTGCTTTTTTCATTTTAGGTGAAAGTTTCTTGTACTCAGTTGATTTTTTGTGTTCGTCTTTTTCCTGAACACGATGGTATTCACTAAACTTCTTCACTTTCGGTATCCGTTGTTGTAACGTGCTGGGTTACAAGACTGTTTGCAACCTGAATACGTTTTAAATCTAATGCATCTCCGATTTTTTGAGAGATTGCGTTTTTAAATGAACTTTCAGCCTCAATTTTGTTATCGTCAAGTAAGGCATTTATCATATCTGGTACACTCATAATCTATCTCCGACTGTCGAGTTGGTTTTCTTCTTCTTCTTGACCAGCATCCGTATCTGGTTCCTGATCTGGAGTATCGGGTTCAGAATCATCATCTCCTCCCTCATCCTCATCATCCATTGGTGGTGGTTCTTTATCAATTTGTTTGCCCATTTCCTTGATTTCCTCCTCTGACATTCGGAAAACGTGTTTTTGGACATACTCTTTAGAAAACCATTCGCCAATATATGGTTCCATAGTATTTAGTATATCTAATCGGTCACGCAATACATCCATGTCTCTCATTTCCGCATAGTGACCATCCTTTAAGTAGGAGTAATGTATATTATTTCTTATCAAACTCCAATCTTCTTCTGCAATTACACCTTTGAGAATCAATTGTGTCTTGAGAATGTCATTGAAAAGAACATTGAATTTCTTCCTAAGTTTTTGAATAAATTTAGTGAATTTAACTTCATCTCTTGTAATCTCTGCACCTCTACCTAAATTGAACGTAGATTCCTGTTCCAATCGACTTACAGGAATATTAAGTGAACGATAAAGTTTTCTCTGAAAATAAACAATGTCTTCAACTTCACCAAGGTTTTGTCCACCAGGCAAAGTAGTAATTTCTGTTCCTCTTCCACCTTCTCTTCGTGGCAACCAGAAATCCTCCAACATACTCATCTGATTTCTGTCATCTCGTATCTCACCTGTAGCTGCGTTATACACTAACTTATTTCGATATCGATTCATGACATCTTTAAGATACTGTTCTGCTTTAATCTTTGGAAGATTACCAACATCAATGTAGAATATCCTTCTTTCAGGAGCTCTTGAGATACGATAGATGACTACCGAATCCTCAATCATTCTGAGTTGGTTTACTGGTTTGATTGCTTTGTGAAGATATGATAGAACAATGTTTTTTGTAGGGTCATAAAGTCCAGAAGGACAATATGCAATCGAATCAGATGTTATTTGGAATGCTCCGCCTGCAGCAACTTGGTCCATTCCTTTTTCATTAAAAACATAATGGTCTGATACTACTTTTATGTTTGGAGTTCCTTTTGCCGAAGCTTCTTTTTCTATCTTTTTTATTCTTTTTATTTTTAAACTATCAATGTATCTTAATTCTTGTATTCCGTCTTTTGGATTACTTTCATTCAAAATTTTATGATAATATATTCTTCCATCAATATACCACCTTCTAAAAATATCGTGTGCTTTATTATTGAAATCTAACAGGCGGAGAACTTGTTCAAACTCTTGACGAATTCTTGTTCTTATCTTTGAGGAAAATGGGACTTTATCTGTAACAATGCTGACTGTTTCACGGCCTGGTTCAACATTTACAGATTCATTGATGATATCTTCTATTGCAAAATCACATTCTGGATGTTCAGATGCAGACCGATATCTTCTAACTAAATCGTATTCGTTTTTTGCAGATGCGTTTAGGTCTAGGTATTCGCTGTAGAATCCAGCAACTGTGCTTGCGCCGTCATCCATGTCAGGGAGAACAAAACTAGGTTGTTCTCCCCTCTCTTTGGATGCACGTTTTATTTCAAAACCAAATAATTGTGCCATAATACTCCGTAATTACAAAATATTTATACGGAGAATTAGCTTGTAGTATTGGTTTCAAAAAATTGGTAACGATAAGTCACTTCAAATGTCTCTACGGCATCATTTTGGTCATAACCTAACTCGATTGGAGCAATTGTTTGTGGGAACAATCCTCTAAAAGTGTATGACTTGATAGCTTCTCCAGCTCGGTCCAGTTGATCTACGAATGCATCAACTTGGTAATCTGAAGGATTCTCAAGTCCACTATTATCAGACAATGCATTAATAGCATTCATCCACCTCTCCATTGCATTACGAATTAAGAAGTCAGTATCATTCATGATGGTTGTAGTCCATGCTTCAAATGTGCGGTCACCAGCGATATACAACTGACGCCCTCTGAAAGGAACTGCAACTTCACCTAGAGTCATTCCTGGCAAGTTTGTAGCTTGACAAAGAAAAGACATAACTCTTGTCTCTCCTCCTGCAGCTGCAAAGCCGGGAAAAGGCATTGTGACTTGAAACTGATTCGCACGAGCACCACCTCCTGCGAGTACTGCTTTAAAATCGTTGATTGTTGCCATTTAGTCCTCCTTACGCTCCAACTACTTCACTGAACGCAACACCAGTTTTCGTGGCGATGAAGTTCAGAGAAATAAAGTTAATAGACCGAGCAGGTTTGACAAATATATCAGCAACAAACTCGTTACGATCAACAACCGAGCCTGGGTTGTTTGTTTCGTCACATACTACCAAGAAATCTG